TTAATCCATCCACTAAAATATATTCCTTGTGAATGAGTCCACTTGTTAAAACTTGTAATATCCCCTTGTAAGCTTTAGGCATATTCAGCGTATATTCTTGAGCTTTTTCAAACTCTACAAATATATTAGCACTCCAAGGTGTCCAACAGCAGGAGCTATTAGCTTCCTTTGTTGGGGCTGTCCTTACCCATTTACCCGCCATTATTTCAGTAATATCCGAAAAGGCTTGATTCCAACCTTGTGTCAGCAAATGCTCTGTATTATTAACTTTGTTGTTAAATTCGTCAACGTGTTCCAACATTGAATGACTTGGAAAGGTGTAGAACTTAGCCATTATGGTAAACTACTCATTGAATATCGAACTCTTGCTTGGCCTGCCATAAATTGCATATTTTCCGTAATTGTAACACGAAAAACAAAAGTCCTAGAAGCTCCTAATCCAATCCACTTTAAAACCCCAGCATAGTTACCTGTCTTTTGAAGCTTTGCAGGAATCTTACCGCCTGGATAAGTATTACCTCCATCATAAGAAACTTCTAAAACAGCCTCGGCATCTGCACTAGGGCCAGTAAGAGGGGCTATTCCCTGCAAAATATCCCAATTAAACTCATGGCAAACAAAGTTTTGCAGATTATTAAACATTTGCGGGCCAGCGTATTGTCTTATAATTGGCTTTTTTTTGTCTACTGTGTTATGATCATAATCTGTGTAAATATCGTTTCTAAGTTCCATTAATACAGGAGAAATAAGATTACCTACCACTATTTTACCCCAAGCAAACGCAGAAAACAAAGGTTCCCAAGCTTCAACAAAACCCTTATTAGGATCTCTTGAAGCACTTATGTGCCATTCACCCGTTAATGTGTTGTATGAATGTGTTACACCCCTAGAGGTTATTGTTTTCCCTTGAAATACATAGTCACCGCTTGGAATAGTTACGCAGTAAAACTGATTACCACCATCTTGATATGTAAAGCCATAAGCAAAAGGTGTTAAGTCTGCTAGTTTCTCTAAAGCATCTTCAACACTATGGTCAGAAATACGAACTGAGCCATTGCCTGCACCCTTAAAAATCATATTTCTACCGCTTGCATTAGAGCCAAGCCAAAATATATTGTTGCCAATTGTTGCAACACTATCAGGAGCGCCTACACCAATGGAAGTTCCTGAGCCACTTGTATAAGCCAAAGGTTCGTCTGGGTTAGCTGTTGTTGTAAATATTTGATAGGTTCGTGTGCCATAAGCCCACAAGTCACCCTGTCTTACTTCAATAGCAGTAATAGGATCACTACTTAAATCAGCAGGGATGTAAGATAGTGCATCCCAACCCTTAGAATTAGCAAGGTCTGAATACCAAATGAGGTTGTTTTTTATTGCATCCCCCAATGTAGCACTTGAAGTTATTGAAGGGTCTGCTGTGATTGCGTATAAGCGCCCAAGCAAGAATTTAACTTGAAGAGGCTGTGTGAATGGCAGTTCTGAAGTTATATCTACAACTTTATCTGTAAAAATATCAATAGAAAACATTGCAGAACCTGTTGCAAGTACTACATCAAAACCATTATCTGCAAATGACACACGTTTTGTATCTAAACCAATATCAGCAAGAACTACACTTATAAGCTCTCCGTATTGGTCTTTATATGTGTAACCAACCTTAGAGCCATAAGCCCAATAAAGATTACCACCCACATAAGGGCTAGCGCCTGTTAGATGTAAACCTCTGCAAGAGCCAACACCATCAACAAGGTATTCTTCCAAGTCTGAAAGTAAAGTAGTTCCAGGTGTACCAATTAATAAAGCTTCATATTTAGCTTTACCTTCACCGCTTTGCATAAAGCAGTTAATAGCCTGCCTTGAGGCCATTGAATTGCCTTGAAGTGTATAATTCGGGCCAATCCAAGGAGCCATCTGTGCTTCTTGCATCATAAACCCCCATTAACTATTGAATCGGAGTTAATATCATACCTTGATTTTGAAAAATAGTTGTTAAGTCTAGGAACAGGAGCGCCAGTCACTTCTTTTATTCTCATTAAAGCACTTGAAAACTTCGAGTTTAAGCTTCTAGCTTTTTCAGTCAACCCATAATATTCAGCAATAAGTTCAGACAAACCATATAAAAGCCCAGCATACATTCCGCTTGGTAAGTTTACATCATCATCTAACTCATAAGCTTTAACTTCACCATTTACAGCTATCCTTACATTATAGCCTGCTAGATTAGGGTTAGTAAACACTAACTCGTCAAAAGGGTTTCTTGTTCTATTGTACATAAATTGAGAAGGAATGTTAGTTATTGAATCATTGAGAGTCATTCTATAAAAGTCTTCTGGTGACATTTGACTTAGGGGAACCCATACATTACCCACGTTCACTTGTGATTGTAATATTTGTATGATTTCTTGATTAACCACTATATCGGGTTGTGGTTCTGTTATTATAGGGTTGGCCAAGCCAATACTATAAGAGCTTGTATTGTTTGTAGTTGTGAAGTTGTATTCAGTAATAGATGGCGACCACAATCTTTGTAACCTAAGCTGTGGAATTAAATGTAAGTTTAAAAACCTTAAACCAATATCAGTATCTTCAGCAGTTACAGCTTGGCCTATACCCCTTACTCCACTTGTTTGGAACGCATCAATTATCAAATCACTAGCTTTAGGTATTTCCATCACTTACCCCTTTTCCAGCCTTTACTGATTAAATCAGTAAGCATTGGGTCGTTTTCTAAAAAAGTCATGTTACCATTTCCACAAGGGGAAATAATTTTAATATTCTTAGGTTGCTTAGTCTTTGTAGCTTTTGGTTTTGGCTTCGGTGTTTTTAAATTTAACTCGTTCATAAATGCCTCTTATATTAAAAAAGGGGTAGAGCCTAAACCCTACCCCATTAAATGTAACTTTAAAACCTAAACTTTAGGCACTAAAACAACAACACTGTATTCTGGGCGTTGAGAAATTGCTTTTCCCCACACATCAAAACGTGTTGTTTGGTTGTCATTACCAATTGCATACTGAGTAGCAACACGAATTGACATACCCTCATAATCAGCACGTTGAGCGTTTGCACCCTCTAAGTCTGTTCTAAGTGGTAAGCATACCGCAGTAAATGCTTTTTCATTGTACATAAGTACACGATCAAACACTGTTACTGTATCAGTTACAGCACTGTCTTTAGCACCTAAGATGCTTACAACAGTTGCAGTTGTTGGCAAAGAAACAACGTTTTGTCTTCCACCTGGATCACCAGCACCGTAAATTTTAGCTGAATCATCAACAGTTATAGCAACAGTTGCACCGCCAGCAGGAATTGTAAACGCTGTTTTAGCTGTGAATGTGTAATCTGTACCAATTGAATCTCTAGTTTCAGGGTTTACACGTTCAACACCTACAAAACTAAGAATAGTTCCAGCAGGAAACACTTTGTTTGCAGTTTGATTGCTAAATGTTACACTGATTGTGCTATCACCTTCAGCTACATTAACCGCTACTAGACCTGTACCACCAAGAGCAGGAACAGAAAGAGTTGGGAGCATATTGTAAGAATGCATTGAAGAACCTGCATATTCAGCAATATAACCTTTTTTAACGATAGACTCGTTAATGCCAGGAGTGAACAATGTTGCGTTTTGTCCTGAAAGTTGCGCTCTTGCAAATGGAGGAATTAGCATTGTTCTGCTATCCATTGGACAAGTTAGAGAGTCAAGAGTAGCTTGAGCATAAAGAACATCGTCAACAGAAATTTTAAATGCACCTACACCAGTTGCAATAAATCCATTCTGTACACCTACAAGACACTCACCAATCATCTTGCGTTCAATATCATTTGACAATTGCATACCTTGAGGATCACCATAGCGTGACTTCTCATTAGTAAGTTCTAATTGTAGTTGCATTGTGTCAAACTCATGTGCTACTTTCAAGCGACTGTAAGTGTTATCCATTGGGAATGTTATAGGGTCTTCCACAAAGTCATTTAGTGTAATAGCGTTACCATTAGCATCAAGTGTTAAACTTGCACCATTAGTAGATTTAACACGAGCAGGACGATTAATTGAAATCGCTGTTCCTGTTTTGTAACCATTTGAAGCTTCTGTTCCAAATTGGTCTTTAAGTTGATTGTCAATTGTGCGTGGGAATACCGACTCATTGTGCATTACTGCCAAAGCGTTCTTAGCAAGCATCGAGTTAATTGCGATAAAATCTGCCATTTTTAATCCTTTTTAGCTTGTGGCTACTTTCTTAGAGTGCCTATTTCAAGCCTATGTTTTATAAAATCATCCATCCCTAATTGAGAAGGTCTAGTGATTCGGGGTTTAGTTTGTTGTTGCGGTGTCAAGCTAGTGCTTGGCGTTGCTTGTACAGGAGCCTTTACAGGTTCTTGCGGTGTTTCTACGCTAGGTTGCACCACAGGGCCACCTTGCTGTTGTAAGCCGAAAAGAATCATTGCAACATTCATAGGTGTAGAGTTTGAAATTCTTTGAGCTAGTGCAGGGTCTTTGGCCAACTTATAAGCGACTTCAGCCCCGTTATCCATCTCTTTAATTGAATTAGCAATTTCTAAAGGAACCGCTAAAGACTTAACAACGTCTTCATAGTCAGCGTGTACCTCTCTAAATTGAGCGACTTTTTGATTCCAGTCTGCTGTTTGCTCTGTTGATATTTCAGTTTGAAGCTTCTCAGCCTCAGCCTTCATTGCAGTTTCTTGATAGCGGTCTTCTGCTACCTTAGCCACTCTATCATCAAAACTCATAGAATCTAAATCTTGTTCGCCCTTAGCCTTTTCAAATTCTGCATAACGCTTTTTAAGTTCGTTTAACTCAGCTTCTGCTTTGTCGGCTCTTCTTGCCTCCTTAGCTTTTTCTTTATTAACCTTGCTTATCTTGCGTTCAACCTTGCTACCTTCTTCTCGTCTTTCATCCTTGCTTTTATTTTCGGGATTCTCAGGAGCTACCTTTTCATCCGTACTTTTTGCTTCGTCTTTTACAACGGGGTCAGAATCACCCACAGCCAGCCCTTCTGTATTTCCCACACCTTCGGCAGTTAAAGGTGTTTCGGTTTCAACAGGTGCAATCGGAGCAACAGGTGCTACCTCTTGACTACCAGTTACCACTATTGAATCTTTTATATCAGACATCTAAGCCCCTATCCCACGAGTAAAGAAAAAACTATAAGATACTCTCGTGTTAGC